ATTGTATTAACAACCCCAGTGCACCAGAGTGCCGTTTCTATGATGTCTGAAGAAAAGCAAAACGAAAAAGAAGATAAAGATTTAAAAGACAATCCAAGAATTACCGAAGCAACCCAACGTGATTGGGATGATTTCTTTAGCGCACAAGAAGACAATTTATTTGATCGGTAATAGGGTATCTAGAATAAAAGAAATGGGATACAACCATGGACTTTAACAAGTACATTGAATTAGCACTTGCTATTCACGCAGCTGCCTCTATCATTGTTTCGCTTACGCCCACACCTTCCGATGACAAGATCGTCGGCAAGCTGTATAAAGTGATTGAGACCCTGGCACTGGTAGTCGGTAAGGCTAAACAGCGCTGATCAATCAGGTAAAACCTGGCTCCAGAAGACAACACCACCTTGCTCTTCTACCCAATCTCTTGTTTCATATGCGTGCTCTCTTGGTAGGGTCACGCATTTTTTTTCGTCACCAATTTGCCAGCACATATTGATGCGCACGGGTTTGTCTTTATGTTTTTTCATTTGTTCACAAGAATTGCCCAGCCCGTGTTCTTCCCGTCGCATTCCCATCGCCGCAGCCAATTTTTACGGCTGTACTTTACAGCAGTGCCCCGCTTGCGATCATTGTTGACATAGCCGCCATTCACCAGGTCAGCCTCCCCGTTGGGATCATGCATCACGAAGGCGTCTGGTGTATAACCAAGGCAACATGTCCAGTGTCCGCCGCCGGTTGGATAAGAGACGTTCCCTTTATGTAACCAACCGACGGCTACTGGTCTGTTATTGCGAATCTCGTTCTCCAACAGAGCAGCGTTGCCATTGGTCACAAACTTTGCAGTCAGTCCCAGGCTGCGCAGTGCTGCTAACTGAGCATCCTTGTTGGTCGTATCACCGTACTTAGCGCGAATTTTATTGTACTCATCGTCATTTTTAACCTTGCCATAGTAACGAGCAATCATGGCGCAAGTTGACGAGAAGCACTCGCGGTAACCAGTTCCAGATTGATTATCAAGCTGGTATTCATAGGGGACAGGTAAGATTTTTTCGCTGATTACACCCTCTGTAACCCCTGGTGTACCAAGCTTGTTGTCAAGAATCTGAATTAATTTAGTACTGTAATCAGGATCGGTAGCGTATCCTTCTTTTACCAAGAGTTCACAACATTCGTTCCGTGTTGCGGCACGGTTAACACCTTTGAATCGACCAAAGTCTTTGTACCAGCGGTCGACGAGGTAGGTAACACAGGTTGCAAGATCGGGGAAGTCAAGGAATCCAGCCTTGATTGTGATCCATTGACCGTTGATAAATTCTTGGGTGCTGACTGTAGAACCAGATCCTTTTAAGCCGAATGCATTCCAAGTACCCGAAAAATGTTTGCCCCAGCCTGATTCGAGTGCCCATTGAGCACAAACACATTCAGGAAATTTAGCGCCAGCTTTCTTTGCAGTGGCATAAACACCATCCCAACTGTTGTCATTATCAATAACAGGAGTTGGTTTGGTGCGATATTTAGACGCAAAAGTATCCAGGGTCTCTGGAGTGAGCGTTTCCTGGAGCCAATTCCAGGCTTCAATTTGATGTAATTCTTTGTTAAAAAACTCAGCAGCATCAACAAGTTTGATTGACATATCGACCTAGAGTATTGTATTAACTCTAGGCCATGTCAACTATGGCTGAGGTGGCCATTGCACATTCCACGGAAAGCCAGTTTGCTCTGGAAGCATGCGCAATGCTTCACGGTATAGTGCCCACGCTGATTTGGTATCCGCATCGAGGGGAGAGTCGGCAAGTTGAGTCCAGTCGCACGCAGCTAGATATTGATTGCGTTCACTGCGTACATCAGCGGCCTTAGCATCGGTGCGCTCCGTAATCTGCTCTGGTGTTGCCGGTGTTTCTGTCCATTTCTCTAGCCAATCAGGGCCTTGCTTAACTGCAGTGCGCTCTAGGTTGGTTAAATAATTATCTGCAGGCTGTTGTGTCGGCTTAACTGGTACCACGCCGAAATTGGCAGCAACTTCATCGCTGATTACTTTGGGCCAACTGGTGCCAGGATGATCAAACCTGAGATCAGTAAGGGTATAAGGGTAACGATCTAATGAACCGTCATTTTTGAGAAGAGCGTAAAACATCAGGATGCCTCCAGTTCTGCGATTTGATCCGCGATTACATCACGGATGATGATTGATTTAAGCTGTTCTATTTTGCTCGACTCTAACAATTCAGTGAGTTGTTTGCGGAACTCCATGATGGCTGCGTTGTCAGCATGCTCGTTGTCAATTTTTACGATTGCTCGCTCATAATTATCGATATTGATCTGATAGTTTGAAATCTCATCATTACGAGCTTCGAGAGCTGTGGTCAGTACGTCAAACTTGCTCATGATTTATGCGTGGGAGAAAGTAACACTGTTGCCTTGGTTTGCCGGCAGGGTGGAAGGACTAGAGTACTTAGCTCCAAATCCAGAGGACCAGGCATAGGCTTCCACAAAGGGGCTCGTGGCAACGGCAAGAGCGATGTCTGCGTCATCTGGACTAAACGCAACATCAAAACAGATATTAGCAGGTAAAGTTGAAGGATTAGCATATTTTGTTCCAAATCCAGAGGACCAGGGATAAGCAGTCACATAAGGCGAATTAAAATGTGCCACAGCAATATTCGCTCCATCTGACGTAAAAGCTATTCCACGACCGGTTCCTGCTGGTAGCGTAGATGGATTGGAATACTTCGCGCCGAATCCTGAAGACCAGGCGTAGGCAGTAACATATGGACTTGTGATATGTGCTACGAAAATGTCTGTTCCACTCGGATTAAACGCTACATCAAAAGCAGTTCCTGCTGGTAACGTAGACGGATTAGAATACTTCGCACCAAATCCTGAAGACCAGGCGTAAGCATGGACACGCGGTGAGTCTTGATCAGCAAGCGCAAGAACAGTTCCATCTGGACTAAATGTTACAGCGTAGTTAACAATAGTCCCTGGCAGAACTGAGGGATCTGCGTACTTTGTGCCAAACCCAGATGCAGACCAAGGATAAGCGGTAACAAATGGTGCTGATGCGTGAGCTACTGCAATCGTAGCGCCATCGGGGCTAAAAGCTACGCCATAACCAGTTCCCGTGGGCAAGGTTGCAGGATCTGAAACTTTAACTCCAAAGCCTGATGTCGACCAAGGATATACGTTTACATAATTAGACCCGGCATGAGCTACAGCAATAAAATTATTATCTGGACTAAAAGCAACGTTATTACCACTTCCGGTGGGTAAAGTTGCAGGGTTTGAATATTTTGCGCCAAATCCTGAGGACCACGGATATACGGTGATATAAGGAGAGGAAAGGTGCGCAACCGCAAGATCAACTGAACCCCCTGAACCCCCGCCTACAGCGCCCGCAGCTGCTCTTAGTCCGTGTGGAATTCTCATGCCACACCCCCCACGTTGGCGCCATACACTTGACTACCGACTTTCCAGAACTGCACAACCGTGTATCCAGTTGTTGCTAGCGTAGGCGCACTGCCGCCAGTCCAGATAACTCCACCAGTACCCCAAGTCGTATCTGTCCAGGTCAATGTGTAAGCGGAACCGTCGTTGATCATTAAGGTAACAGCCTCACCCGCTCCAAAGTTAGTTGCTTTTGGTGTGCGATTAGCGCCAAGCGTAATCAACTGTACACTTCCATTACCAGGGTCTACTTCAAATCCCACCCCATCCGTAATTGTATAAACATCTTCAAGGATTGTCCCCGTAATAACAGGATCTTTAAATGAACCAGTGGTTGTAATCAATCCTGCGCTATCAATTTTTATTTTTTCCGCGCCGTTGGTTACGATAGCCACCTGATCTGCGCCAGGGGAGTAAATGCCTGTATTTGGGTCGCTACTAAAAGAAATGCTAGGCAATAAAGTTGTACCAAGTGCGAATACACCTGATGTAATTGTCGCTACACCACCTGTGACGGTTGTAAAATCACCCGCAACACCTTGAACAGTTGCACCAGAAACACTGGTGCCTGCTTTAATAACAGCTCCTGAAATAGTACCCGTAACTGTTAAGTTACCAGTAACAGTAGGGTTTTGTATTAGACCAGAGACAGAAACACTTTTATCAATGCCTCCATCGGTAAAGGTAATGGTATCAATTTTGATGGTTCCGTATGCCATTGTGTCCTTACTTTTTTCTTATTTTAACCGGAGCAATTGAATTCAAGGAAGAATCACCAAAGGACCCTGGACAATAAAACCACTAGAGCCACCGGAGGCAACACCAGAACAAACAACTGAATTAAAAACACCCGTTGTTGCCAAAACTTGAGTACCGGTAATTGT